AAAAGCATTAATTATTTTATTTTTTGAAAAAAACTCTGACCAATTTTAAGTATTTACTAATGCACATGGGCGTATATACATGTGTGCATGTAAATGAGGTGTATAATCATTTGACGCCTGAGTAGTTTTAGAACAGAATGGAAACATTCTTAAAATGGAGTACTATAATGATTCTGACTGCCGTAGAGGCGCAAGAGCTTGGAGAAGCTTTGCTCGATGCCTCAGACGCCTTAATTAAAACAGATACAACACAATCAGTTATACTGTTGAACGACAAAGCTATCTCGGTTCCTACCGGTGATCATATCGATGACTGGCCTACTGTGGCGCATGTGAAGTAACATTATCTATATATAACAGGTGTATAATGATCTGACGCCTGAGTAGTTTTAAAACTAAGAGGCTCCTTCGGGAGCCTTTTTTAATGAAAAAACCCCCCGCCGTCTGGAGAAGGGCGAGGGGCTAGGTGGGGAGGACTAAGTAGAAGCACAGGGAGGAGTGCTTCTGTAATTAATATCATTTATATATGGACCGAATGCAATAGCTAATATTCATTATTGACATCTCTTATGCCACTTAGTTAAGTTATGAGTTAGGAGGACCATAACTATGGCTAACAAGATAAAGTTTCTCAAACAGATTAAACTGCGTGATGGCAGTGAAAAGTGGGCGTTTAACCCGCCGCAATACATTAAAGAACGTCTACAGGTGGGCTTTGAACAGTTTGATGCCCGGATTGATGCCGTTCATAGGTGCATGGAGATAGATTCTCTGCATCAGCGTTACTTGAGCGACAAAGATGACATTGTTTATGTGAACAGCAACACAGTACTAGGTATGCTGGGCTACTATAAGCAGACGCAGGCTTGGTCACGTTTAGCTGACAACAGTAAACGCACCTACAATCAGCTAATAAAAGGGCTTTCTGTGATCAAATTAGGGTCTGGAAGCACTCTTTTTATCGATATGTTGGCCCAAAACGTGCGTAAAGACCATGTGCAGAAGCTGTACGCCTATTTGATGGATGAAGTATCGCCACACCGTGCGAGACACAGTATTAAGTTCCTAAAACGTGTCTGGAATGTGTGTGAAGCTAACGATAAGCTGCGTGGCAACCCGTTTAAGATCATCCAGCTAGACACTGACCCGATCTGTGACGTTGTGTGGACAGAACGGCAGGTAACACGCTTTGTAGAGGCCTCTGACGAGCTAGGTTACTGGTCTATCGGTACACTGGCTTTGCTCTGCTACGACCTCTGTCAGCGCCCCGGAGACATGCGTCAGCTACGGTGGGACAACTTTGATGGTGAGACCTTCACCTTCGTGCAAGAGAAGACCAAGACCCCCATCATTGTAGATGCAAGCCCTCGCATTATCTCCCGTATTGTACCACGGCATAATCAAGCTAGTGCCGATGAAACCATCGTAACTTACGAGAAGACAGGCAAACCGTATGACAGGTGGAAGTATAACGAGATTGCGCAGAAGATCCGCAAACATTGCATGCTGCCTGACCGCCTGAAGATTAAGTTTCTGAGACACTCAGGTGCAACTGAATTGGCTGAAAATGGTGCGACTGAAGACCAGATTGCAGCGGTTACAGGCCATAAATCCCGTCAAATGCTTAATATTTACGTCAAAAAGACAAAGAAACTGGCCTCTTCGGCCCAAAATCTGAGGTTTGGATGAATACAGATGTAACTGAGGCCCGAAAGGCCTTTGAAAGAGAACTGCAACGGCTAACAGGCAGGCCTGCGCAGCAAGCCACTGAGAGACTGATCGATCTTATCGTAGCAGTCCGTGATGAATTGAGGAAAACCAATGGAAAATGAGATACCCCGCCACATTCTGTGGGAGATGGAGCAAGTAGGTGTGATGCCTACCCCTTTGCCCGATGATGTTCCTGACGAACCCACCATACCCCGTACATTTGAATACAACATGCCAGATTTGGATCACTCCGGTGAACCACCCTTCTGATACCTGCCATCAGTGCAAAATTACTAAGGATTAAGAATGATTAAAGCAACATACATTGACCACATGGGTACAGACCTAACAGTGGCTAACGCAGCACGGGTAAGCTTTGGTAAGACAAGTGTCATGGAAGACAATCCGTGGGGTCCACCTAAACTTAAAGCAAAGGATGATAAGCTGATCCGTTACCTTGCAGCCCATAAACACATCAGCCCATTCGGACATTGCTTCGCCAGTTTCCATATCAAGGCTCCCATCTTTGTGGCACGGCAGTTAGTGAAGCATAAATTCTTACGTTGGAACGAAATATCAAGGCGATATACTACCGAAAATATTGAGTTCTATGTACCCGACGTATGGCGTGGTCAGTCAAAGGATAAGAAGCAAGGTTCCGAGGGTGAGATACAGCACATTCATATTCAAACATCGCAGCAGGTTCCTCTGAGGTTATACGAGGGTCTGCTAGAGAAAGGGGTGTGCGAAGAGCAAGCCCGGATGGTGCTACCGCAAAACACAATGACCGAATGGTACTGGAGCGGTAGCCTTGATGCCTTCTCCGCCATGTGTAACCTACGTTGCAAGCCTGACACGCAAGAAGAGACACGGCAGGTAGCCAACCAGATTGATCGTAAGATGATTGAGCTATTCCCTGTTAGTTGGGATGCACTGACGGAAGATGATTCCGCATAAAAGATCATTCTACATTGAAATAAATAGAATGATGTGGAATAGAATAGAATCATCAGGATTCGCCTAATGAGTTCAGTACTTTGGTTGCGGGAGTAGGATTTGAACCTACGACCTTCAGGTTATAGCTAGAACCTATGTAAAACAATAGGTTGTATGGGGTGGTAAGTTACTAACCCCATAACTAAATGGCATAACAAAGTGGTTGACTTGTTTACAATTAGGTGTAGCCTGCGGCTAACCCGCCCAAGGGTTAGTCCAACCTATAGGTTAGTGAGGATAACCCGTGAGCAATCAAAAGATACAGGCATTAAGAGGTGCAGATTATTATGAGGCAGACGGACTAATGGCCTGCGAAACATGTTGCCGTATGGTAATGAAAGGCGACACAACCGTTCTGGTGGTTTACGCTGTAAATGAAAACGCTGAGGGTGATGGCGTGTTTCTTTTTGAACACCACTGCGAAGACTGCGGAGAGATCTTCAGGATCAAGCACAATGTTTAGTTACAAAGAACAGGTCAGCGTGGTGCAGAAGATCAAGCTGGCCGATGGTGAACATAAAACACTTACCTGTCCCTTTTGTGGGGGCAGGAACAAGTTCACCTTAGACCGGTTCGACGGTGTTCTGGTATGGAACTGTTTTAGAGCCTCATGCAACGCTAAAGGCAGTCTGCGTGGTAAGCGTGATATAACCGCACTCAAGAACTATGTCGGCGGCACACCTACCCAGCGGTCAGTGAAGAAGCTTAATCATTTACCCGCTATGACCGTATCTGTGCGCAAGCATGCACCCGCTGTTAAATACTTAGAAGATGTAAATTCTATGGAAGCATACGAATCAGGTCTGATAAAGATTAGATACCTTCCAACAGAAAACCGGGTTCTGTTTTATACAAATGATGGTACAGGTGCAGTCGGAAGAGCATTGGACTCCCGTCTCCCGAAGTGGTGGAAGTATGGTGATACCACACAAGGCATATCTGTTGGTTCAGGCGAACATGCTGTTTTAGTGGAAGATGTAGCGTCTGCCTGCGCTGTTAGTAGAATATCTGGTGTTGTTGGATTTGCCCTTCTAGGTACAAATATAACTACGGGAATTAAGGCACAATTAGTTAAGTACGATAAAATAACATTAGTACTTGACAATGATGCGAGTAGTAAAGCAGTGTATCTAGTTAGAAAGCATAACCGGGTTTCGCACCTAAGACTGACGGAGATGGATTTAAAATGCTTAACACCTAAACAAATAGAAGACGTAATTTACTAAATAGTACCGACGTTAAACAAACGGGAGTAGTGCTTTGAAAGCAAGAGGAATTGTAGTCATCGATTATGACATCGACGGCGGTTTTAGAGAAGCCGCAGAGGAACAGGCACGTTTGGAAGAAGCAATCGCAGGGATTGTTAAAGGTAACAAGCGTGTAGTCTTCCATCAGGTAGATATGAAGGAACGGCGGGGCGACCAAAGCCCTGACATCAGCAAGATGAAGTTCCGTCAGAACTAACTGACAACACATAACAAATTAAGAAAAAGCCCTCAGTCGAAAGATTGGGGGTTTTTTTATTTCTGCTAGGTGT